AGAGAACTGAATATTTTCGGGAGCAGACCCGCAATCAAATGACAGCCGTGGATGAAAACTTGATGAGGGAGCAACATCCCTCTATGCCTATTCATAAACCAGATAGGCAAAGTCGTGTAACCTTCGGTAAAGGGAGTAAAATGAATGCTTCTAATACCGATTAACTATAAGGAGCAATAAATGGCTAATATAAATGTAGCTTTTGGGTTTAAGCCAGTTGGAAAACATGGCTCAAGTCCAGCGACTCAAGGTACGAGTCAATACTTTATTGCTAGTGATGCTTCCGCGATCTTTCAAGGTTCACCAGTCAAAGCCGAGCTAACTGGCGGAACTATTCAGATCGCCTCTGCAACTGGTAATGGAGACCAATTAGTTGGTGTCTTTGCTGGATGCGAGTTTGTGGATGCAACCACTGGCAAGTTAAGGTTTAGTAATACATGGCCTGGAAGTGGGTCAGCCAATACTAACTTTGACATCAAAGGGTTTGTGTATGATGATCCAGCACAGAGATTTATTATCGCAAGTGATGGAACAAACACTGACAGAGCAACTGCTAAAGCAGATATCTTCAAGACTGCTGATATAGCAAGTGGAGCAAGTGGTAATACTACAACTGGTATTTCTTCTGCTGTACTAGATATATCAACTGCTGAGGATACAGATACATCAAATGTGGTTATGATTTTAGGTATTCACGAAGATGTAACTAATGCTGACCACAGTGCTGCTGGTGTTTCATACATAGTTAAAATTAACAACCATGCGTTAAATTCTTCGGATGCTGACGCTACTGCATCTTAAGGAGGGTGTAATATGGCTATTTCAAGAGCACAACTCGCCAAAGAACTAGAGCCTGGTTTAAACGCCCTCTTTGGTATGGAGTATAATAGGTATGAAGGTCAACATGCAGAAATCTTCGACACAGAGGCATCAGATAGAGCCTTTGAAGAAGAGGTCATGTTAAGTGGTTTCGGAGCAGCGCCTACTAAGCAAGAAGGTTCTGGTGTCACATTTGATGATGCAAACGAAGCCTACACTTCAAGATATAACCATGAGACTGTGGCAATGGCTTTCTCAATAACAGAAGAGGCTGTAGAGGATAACCTTTACGACAAGCTATCTGCTCGTTATACGAGAGCACTTGCAAGGTCAATGGCACATACAAAGCAAGTGAAAGCTGCAAACGTATTAAATAATGCGTTTACTGCTGGAGCAACTGCTGGTGGTGATGGTAAAGCATTACTAGCAACAGACCACCCATTAACAAATGGTGGGACTTTTGCTAACGAGCCAACTGTTGCAGCAGACTTAAACGAGACATCTTTAGAAGATGCTTTGATTAAGATTGCAGGCTTTGTAGATGAGAGAGGTTTAATTATCGCTCTAAGAGGTATGAAATTAATCATTCCTAGACAACTACAGTTTGTCGCAGAGAGATTACTTAACTCTCAGTTAAGACCTGGAACAGCAGATAATGATGCTAATGCTATTAGAAACATGGGAATGTTACCTAATGGCTATGTCATTAACGATTATTTGACTGACACAGATGCGTTTTTCATTAAGACAGACGCACCAAATGGTCTTAAGCATTTCGAAAGAATGCCAATGGCGACAGCAATGGATCCAGATTTCGACACTGGGAACATGAGATATAAAGCAAGAGAAAGATATTCTTTCGGCTTCTCAGATCCTCGTTCACTATTCGGTTCACCTGGAGCATAAAAAATTTAAATATTTTTTTAGGGCGACTATTTGCAGTCGCCCTTTTTTTATGTATAATAAAACTACCTTGACGAAGAATTAACTTCGACAACAGCCAAGACAAGGAGACATACATGGCTAATACAACATTCTCAGGTCCTATTAGATCTGAAAGCACAATCAAAACAATCAGCAAAGATGCAACTAGCGGAACTATTACAGAGGTAACAACTCTTGGTGGAGCACCAGTTAGCTTATCTGATGGTAACGTAACTCTTACAAATGCTACTCATAGTGGTAGAGTTTTACTTGTACCTGATGGTGGTCAAGATAATACATACACACTTCCAGCACCTATAGCTGGGTCTATGTTTAGATTTGTGTATGCTGGAGGAGCCGCAGATGCAACAGATGCTATAATAATTACTCCAGGAAACACTAACTTTTATATTGGTGGTATTACATTTTTAGATACTGACGGTAATGCGATTAGTTCTGTATTTTCAAATGGTAGCTCAAACAGTAGTATTCAATTTAATGTTCCTGCTGGATTTGATGTTACCATCATGGGTTTAAATACAACCAATTATCAGATTTTTGGTAACGCTACATCAACGACTGCTCCAGCTTTCGCTGACCAATAATAGGAGATATAAATGGCTGGAACAAGATCTGACGTAAAAGCCTTTAATGTAGATCAAGGAGATGCTGCTGCTATCATAGGACCTGCTCGATCAAGAATAAGACAAATAGTGGTATTTGGTAATTCTGCGGGTGCTCTTACTATAACAGATGGTAATGGTGGAAGTAACTTGATAGTGCAAAGTTTTCCAACTGGATTACACACTCTTAATATTCCAGATAATGGTATATTAGCAGAGAGTGGTGCATATCTGTCTGCCTTTACTGGCAGTGGTAACAAGCTCACTATATTCTTATCGTAATGGCTAGAACAAGAGACAAGCAACCTCCTAAGACCAAAAAGTATTTTCGCTCTACTAAGTCTGGGGCGGGAATGACAAAGGCTGGGGTTGCTCGTTATCGAAGAGAAAATCCAGGCAGTAAATTAAAAACTGCTGTTACTGGTAAAGTTAAAGCTGGGAGTAAAGCTGCAAAAAGAAGAAAGTCATTCTGTGCAAGAAGTGCAGGTCAGATGAAAAAGTTCCCTAAAGCAGCCAAGAATCCTAATAGTAGGTTAAGACAAGCAAGAAGAAGATGGAAATGTTAAATATAAAACAAATAATTACAGGTGTTATTGTGACTTCAACAACTGGAGCCATAGCATGGATATGCTTAACATTGATTAATGTAGACAAGAGAACTGCAATTACTGAAATAAAAGTCAAAGAAAACAATGAAATGATAACAGTATTGTGGGCAGATTTTATGAAAAGAAAGGGTGAGGATGGCAATCTCGCGGAGATCAATGTCAAAACAGATCGCAAAGTCTCCTGGAAAACGCTCCTCAAAGTGGAGTAGTGCAAGGAAGAGACGGATCAATTGTAAACGACCTAAAGGGTTTTCTGAAAGAGCACATTGTGCCTCTAAAAAAAGGAGAGGTCGTAAGGGGTGAGCCAGTTAAAGTATGCCACAAATGCAAGAAAAAAGAGTTTTTTTGCAATTGTTGGAAATTAAAGAAAGGAAGATATTATGCCTAAAGACGCATGTTACCATAAAGTAAAAGCCAGATATAAGGTTTTTCCATCAGCATATGCCTCAGGTGCTATTGCTAAATGTAGAAAAGTTGGTGCAGCCAACTATGGAACTGGTGGGAAAAAGAAGAAGAAAGCCGAAGGTGGTCTCATGGCTGCAATCAAAAAGGTGGACAGAGAGCAATCAATGAAAGCCAAAGAAGGCAAAGTTGTTAGGATGACTAAACGTAAGTCAAGTAACAAAAACATAGCTAGAGGTTGTGGAGCCATAATGTCTAACAGAAGAAAGAAAACGAAGTATTCGTAATGGCAGTTCGAAAGACAAAAAAGGGTCTAGCACTTAAAAGGTGGTTTAAAGAAGATTGGAAAGATGTCAAGACTGGCAAACCATGTGGTCGTCAAAAAGGTGAAAAACGTAGCACTCCGTATTGTAGACCAAGTAAAAGAATTAGTTCTAAAACTCCAAAGACTACTAAGGAGATGACAGCTAAAGAAAAAAGAAGTAGAATAAATCAAAAGAATCGGTTAGGGCAACCTGCTGGTAAACCAAGAAGAGTGAAATCATTAACTAGAAAAAGGAGAAAATAATGCCTGCTAAAAAAAGAATGAGTGGTTTAACACCACGACAAAAAATGGAGCTCAAAAAAGGTAAAGGTAAAAAAGGTATCAGTCTAAAAGCTGACTCTGGTATCAAAAAACTAATGGGTGGTGGAACCATGAGAAAGCCAATGATGGCTAAAAAAGGTAAAACTGTAAAAATAGCACCTATCAAACCAAAAAAAGGTATTGGTAAAGCAGGTACTGGTAGAAAAAACATTAGTATAAAAGGCGATTCTTC